ATTGTCCAAGTATTCCTTGATAACGCGAATCGCCGCCGACTTGGCCGCTCCGCTTGCTTCGTCTGCCGATCGCTTTACGAATTGATTAACGGTTCTCGATCGCTTGGAGGCTTGCACCGCGTCGCGTCCCCAGTAAACCGCCCTTGCGTGGTCCTTGCTGAATAAGTTGCCATGCCCACCGCCATCGCTCCAGGACGGCCCGACGATTGCTTTTGCTCCGGTTCGAAACTTTCGGATAACGGTCATGATGGTTGTGTGTAATGGCTTACTGCCGCTCCATCGCTGCCGCGTTTTTTGGCTCTGTAGCTTGCGCGAATTAGTTCGCCGACTGTCGGGTACAATCATTCGCATCTTCGTCTGCACCGGCCTTGCCGCGGCCCGCATGGCCTTGTCGCAAACCTTGAACCGAACCTCGGTATCAAGTTTTTTGAATAAGTCCTGAACCTCTTTATCGTTCAGGACCGTCATCCCGATTTGAGCTTTTTTTGTAATCGCAACCATCACGCCACCGCCTTGCAATGAAGTTCTAAATATCTGTTTTTGCCTTCGACCGGCACGACGTGGACGATTCCATATTGTTGACCGCTTCGAGTTATCTGCATTCGAGTCGTGTAGCCCGATCGATACCGCACCGTGAATACCGCGTTGATCCCCGCTTCGACTTGTCGGCCTCTTGTCGTCTCGCCTCCCGCCGTCGATTCAAAGCTTGCCGGCTCATCGACAAGCCAAGAGGAAAGCGACACCACCGGCTGCCCTGCAGTGTCTTGTGTCGTGCCTTCCGTGCTGACCGTTACACGGTCCCGCATTTGACCGACGCGAAACATTTTTCCCGGGCGGTAGGTCATGGATACGTAGCCCTCATCCGCTTGTAGACGAGTTGGGCGTATCGCGAATCGTCATAAATCGCCGTCGAGTAGAGCATATCGGGCGTCTCAAATTTATGGGCGACCAGCATTAAGATTGCTCCGCGGTCCAGTTGCGAGACGTCCGTCGTGTTCGCTCCGTAGCCGGCGACATAAACGATTTGCCATGCGTCCCATTCCTCTTGATAAGTCGGCACCGTGTACTGTCGCCGAAACCTGACCAGCGCGTTCGAAATGTCAAGCTTGTAATCACTTGCCGAAACCGTCTGGAGCGCTCCGGCACTGTCTCGATACTTGACCGACGAAACTGATTGAAGCGGCCGAAAGCTTAGTCGTAGGTTTGGTTCCCATCGCTCTTGGACATGCTCGATTGTTTGGGTGATCATCTTGGTATGCGTGTCCGCTTCCCAAGTTTCGGTTGCTTCTTGAATTAAATCGGCTAGCCGCTCGTCGTGTGCCTCATCGCTTGCGGCGATGTTGAGTTGGCGCTTCGCCTCTTCGATCGTGACCGGGTCGTTCGTCGGCTTTATCGTGACGCGAACGCTCGGCCCCGTTGCCGGCTCTGCCGCTTGCAAGTTCGTTAGCGTTTGCATCCTTCACTACCTCCGCCAAATTCATCCGACACAATAGATCCGCCACTCCGCCGCCGATAACCTCGCTGTCGAGTCGATGCCCAGCAGGAAATCGCCGCCAATCGGCTTTAAGTTCTACAAACATTCCTTGACCCATTGATTCGGGTAGATGTGCTTCGCCTCAAACGTCGTCGGGTCGTGAATCACGATCATCTCTTCGAGGTGCCCAATTCTTACTTTTGGGTCCAAATACAACGAATTGCCAGCCCTTTCCCATTGTCGCCAAAAATGAATGTCATCGTCCGTTCGGCCGTCGCCAAACTCCCCACGCTCGTCTGCCGTGCAAATGAACCATGGCTTAGGAACGCTCTTGAGCTTGTGCAAATCGATTGCCGTCAAGCCGAAATGAGCTGTCGCAACTCTGATCGGCACGTCGCCGATTTCGAGCTTGTTCCCATCCCGTAGCGAGGTCAGGACAACAGCATCGCCCCGCCTTGCCTGAAAGCACGAAACCGCATCCGCTTCGGTGTTGACCAACGTCTGCACAACCTGCATTAAATCCGATGCGGTAAATACGCTGTCGCCATCGACTGTAACCGCGACGTCTACGCCGGCCTCAATCGATTGCTCTAGCATTTTTTGCATGCACTGCCCGTAAAACACGCCGCCGCTGACCTGTAGCGGGATGCCTGTTTTTCGAAATGCTGCGTCGATAACATTTCTGCAAAAACAGTTGATGTAACGGGGTGCCGTCATGCAGCCCGTGATCTTTACTTCTTTCGTTTCCACTTTGCGCCTCGGGTGGTTGGTAAACTTAGGCCACGACGACCACGTTGCCCTGTCCGGTCGTGCCGCTTGGCCTGATTTGCGGATCCAGAACGCCGATTGCCGCGATCCCAACAGCGTCAGCGGTCGCGACGGTGCCGGGCGTGCTTAGTACCTTCAGGAACCGCTTCCGCGTTCCATCGAGATTGACGTGAAAGACGGCGACTTGTGCGGACGTTCCGATTGCGACCGCCTGCGACAACGCCGAATTAAAGGTCGTATAGCTTCCGGTCGCTGCATCCGCTTCGGTGATCGCGATCGTCACGTTAGACGATTGCGTCGCCGCTGCCCTAGTGCCGACCGCAACTTGGATCGTTGCATAGTCGGCCCCGAGCGTATCAAAAGCGGCTGATACGGTAGCCGTCGAAACCTGTGGCGAAATCAAAAGAGATCGCTGTTGGGATTGTGCTTGTTTCATCTTTTTTCTTCCTGATTGTGTGTGTGTGATTTTCAAAAAGTGCGGCCGGCTCATCACCGGCCGCACCCGGGTCCACCCGAGGCGGCGAGTGGACTAGCTTTTTAGCCGAGCTTCAGCGCGACCATCGGGCCGGCGTTCGTCGCGTCCCCGGTTTCGTGAACAACGATGTCGAATCGCTCAGTACAGCGGATGTAAATCGAATCCGACGCGAAGCCAAGAGACGCATCGCTGCGAATCTCCACACCGCGACGACTGCCCATCGTTGCGGTCATCGCAAGATCGCCGAAATAAGCGATAAACTCAGCAGACGCCGCCGCCTTTGGCAACGTCTGAATAAACCGCACGGGATAACCAAGAAACTGAAGAACCGGACCATTTCCAAGGTCGGCCGTGTTGTTTCCACCGGCTACATTCTGCAAGCGTCCAGCGGTTGCGTAGAATGCCGTCTTGCTCATGTACCACGCCGGGCTAATGCCAGGAAACTCTGGCAACATCCCAACGACAGTTTCGAAGTTTCCAAGCGTCACGTTAGCAAAGGTGGTAATGCCGGTAGCGGTCATGGTCGACCCGGCGGCCAATGCGTTTTTGACGCCTACGATTCCACCGAAAGCCGAAGTGCCGTCGCCAAGCCAGCCGCAGGAATCTTCTTTAACCGCCAGAGCGTAAGCCATTTCGCGAGTCACGACGTCGGCTAGCGAGATGACTGAGTCTTCGTTCAATTCGCTTGAAAGTTGCGTTAGAACCGCAAGCTTTTTCGCGTTCAGCTTGATTTGACCGAAAGACATTTCGCTATCTGTGATCGTGTCGTTTTCGCCGACAAAGTAGGTGGTAAACCCACTAACTCGACGGGGCACTTGAGAAACCGGGCCGCTCATTGGCCATTGCATGGAGTATTGTCGGAAAGTACCGAAAGACTCCTTTAAGTCGATGAGTGTGTTTTCGAATACGTCCGGCACTAAGTAGCCGCCAGCGGAGTTGCTGTCTCCACTGTGGGCCATTTTGACGCCGTTATCACGACACCACTGTCTGGCCCGCTCGGATCCGGCAACGGTTGCCAAAAGGAACTGACCGCTTAGGTAAGCATCTTCAGTAGCGCTCGGCCCCTTAAAGCTTTTGAGTGCGGTCGATCGCTTTGCGGTTGCCGGTACTTTGATCCGCGGCAGCTCTTCATCGCTCGATGCCACCTCTTTGCCTCTTGGTAGCTGGCCGCCGAGCTTTGCCACGACGTTGGCCGCTTTGATCGCGTCAAATCGTTCGGCCCGTGCGATCTGCAATTGCAAAGCCTGCATCTCGCCGGGCTTGTCCGAGGTGCCTTGTAGCTTGTCGACTTCCGCCGACTCTTCCGCGGTTAGATCGCGGTTTTCGGCTTTGGCGATCTCGAAAATCGCTTCACACTTGGCCGCAACGTCGGCAATTTTTTCCCGTAGGGCTTTGATGTCCCATTGCATGTCATTTTCCTTGGCTGTGGTGGTTAGGCCACCGCCCAGAAACGACAAACGGCCCGAGCGGGTGGCGATGTTTAAGTCGCC